TCTAGAGAAGTATTCAGCCGAAGTTAGAGAAGCAGTCTCTTCCCTTCTAGAACAAGAAGAGGATGAAGAGCTAGAGCTTGGCGATATCACTGGAGAAGTCGTGGACGACGACAAGGAAGAAGAGATTGTCCCTGATGCAGCCAAAGAGGGTGAGAAGCTTTGTCCTTGCCCCGATGATGATGAAGAGATCGAAGTAGTTTTTGATGATCTTGTAGACCTCCAGAAAGAACTTCCAATGGGCTCAAAAGAAGAGATGCCTTCTGATGAAGAGATGCCTTCTGACGATATGCAACAGCTCGAAGAAGAGTTTGAGCTTACTGAAGATATGCTTAGCGTTTTGGACGAAGAACTTGATGAAGCAAGTAAGCCACCAATCAAGAAAGAAGATGGCGATTTTGTTGTTCGTTACAATAGCGATCTTGAAGAGTATTCAGTCGGTAAGCCAAATGATCCAGAAGAGAAACTTTATTACACCAGTGATAAGGAAGATGCAATGGACACACTTGAGCGCATGGCATCTGATGATGACAAGATGGATGAAGAGATCGAGCTAACTGAAGAAAATCTTGAAGCTATCATGGAAGAACTTGTTGTTGACATTAAGCCTCAAAAGAGAGGTTGGGCTGGCACACCGGGTCCTACAATGGACTATTATGCAGAACTTGAGCTTGCACGCCTTGCTTCAACAGAAGCTCAAGAAGAGATTGAGACCATGAAAGCGGCTCTCTCTAACATTAAGAAAGATTACGCTCAATTGAGCGAGAGCTTTGACTCTGCCGCTGGCAGAAATAAAAAGCTCACCCAAACAGTTTCTAGCTTGCAAGAGAAACTTGAAGAAGTAACTCTTACAAATGCTAGATTATTTTACACGAACCGTACACTGAATAGCGACTCGCTGAATGAGCGACAAAAGAATAAGATTGTCGAAGCTATTTCGGAAACTCGTTCTGTAAATGAGGCGAAACTCGTATTTGAAACGCTTCAAAGCGCAGTGGGTTCATCTGTCGAAAGCAGAGGACCAAAGTCACTTAGCGAAGCAGTAAATCGTAATTCGCCTCTGATGGCTCGCAGAGAGTCATCAAGCAGTGCTGAAAGACCTGTGGTCGAGCGTTTGCAAAGACTCGCAGGCATCAAGAAACTTTAAAAAAGGAGATAATAATCATGTCTATTCTAAATAAATTGACAGAAGGTATTGTTAATCGTGATCTCCGTCAAGAAGGTACTGCTCTTCTCACTAAGTGGGAAAGAACAGGTCTTCTGGAAGGTCTCGATAATGATCGTACCAAGCATTCTATGGCACGTCTACTTGAGAACCAAGCTAAGCAGCTTCTTAAAGAGGCAGCTGGTTCCTCTATGGCAGCAGGTGATGTTGAGGGTTTCGCCGCTGTAGCATTCCCAATCGTTCGTCGTGTGTTCGGCGGATTGATTGCTAACGAACTCGTTAGCGTCCAACCAATGAGCCTCCCTTCGGGTCTCATTTTCTTCCTCGATTTCACCTTTGGTGATTCCCGTCTCGGTCAGACCGATGGCGATTCACTCTACGGTGGCGGTGTTGTTGGTCAGGCAATCACTGGCGGTGTTACCTTAACTGGTGACTCAGCTGATGCCGGTCCTTATAACCTAAACAATGGCTATTCTTCCGCGACTGGCTCAATCGGCATTAAAGCTGGTTTTGTTGTTGAGGCTTCTGGTGTTATTGGTGTTGCTGCCGGTGCCGGCGACTTCCCAATCTCACAGGCAGATACTGATACACTTAACGAGCTTACTCGTTATGACGCGGACCTTGTTGGCTCAAGCGTTGTTGTCGTCTCTATGACAGGCTCCAATACTTTGGCACAGTTTAATCATCAGGATCTCGTTGGCATTGCATCTGGCGATGCAGCAGCTGTTCGTCCCGGTCGTCTCGTTCGTCGTTTGACCCAGCTTTCTTCTGGATCAACCAATGATCAGCTTCCATCTTCCGCTGGTTACAAGATCACCATGGTCTTTGAGGGAACTGGTTCACAGACTATTGGTGGTGAGGGAACACTTGATAACCTTCTCGATACTCTTACCGCAAGTGCTTTGGTTAAGAACTTCGACTTCCCAATTAAGGATAACTTTAATGGTACAGCAACTGCTGGTGCTGTTTCAGCTGTCGGTGCGGTCAGAGCTGACGCTACTTGGGGTCTTGAGGATAAGGAAGATATCCCTGAGATCGATATCAAGGTCGATTCTGTGTCCGTCACAGCTATCACCAAGAAGCTCAAGGCTAAGTGGACCCCTGAACTCGGTCAGGACCTCAACGCCTACCACAACCTCGACGCTGAGGTTGAGCTTACTTCAATTCTCTCTGAGCAGATTGCTCTTGAGATTGATCGCGAGATCCTTGAAGATCTCATCAAGGGTGCAACCGCTGGTACATTCTACTGGTCACGTTCACCCGGTCTATTCGTGAATCGTGAGACTGGTGCCGAGGTTGGCGCTAGTGCTAAGGCTCCCGATTTCACCGGTACTGTCTCAGAGTGGTATGAGACACTAGTCGAGACCATTAACGATGTGTCCGCTCAGATCCATCGTAAGACACTCCGTGGCGGTGCCAACTTTGTTGTCACTTCCCCAGAGATGGCTAACATCCTTGAGTTCACTGCTGGTTTCCGCGCAAGCGTTACCGCAGATCAGGATCGTGGCACAATTGGTGCAGTCAATGTTGGCTCACTCTCCAAGAAGTTCGACGTCTACGTCGATCCTTACTTCCCACGGAACCTAGTTCTCGTTGGTCGCAAGGGCAACAGCTTCCTTGAGAGCGGCTACGTTTATGCTCCATACGTCCCACTACAGGTTACACCTACTATCTTCGGTGTTGAGGACTTCGTGCCCCGTAAGGGTGTCATGACTCGCTACGCTAAGAAGATGGTGCGTCCTGACATGTACGGACTTGTTGTCTGTCGCGGTCTCCTTGGTGAGTCCGGAGCCTGATAGCAAGTAAAGCTTAGGTAACTAAGTTGCCCACCCTCGTATGAGGGTGGGCTTTTCTATTTTGAGAAACTATTTAGATTAGAGGAGAGCGCACTATGAAAGCATCCAAGTTTTTTAGATTAAAGAGAAGGTTGGCTTCTAAACAAGAAGTGGCCAAAGAGGTTGTTGCACCGCCAGAGCCCGTTGCTGAGCCTGTTGTTGAGAAGGTCAAGGCAAAGCCTGTGACCAAGAAAAGAAGATTGAAGAAAGCTCCAAAGAGTGAAGAGTAAAGAGTGTTTAAAAAAGCGGAGGGACAGTAAATGGCTATACCAAAATTAAGTCCAGTAAGCCAAACAAGTGCGGTTGTTTTGCCGCCGACTGGCTCTACAACCGATGTCTCCTCTGCTGTACCTCTTGGAGTCTACACAGGCTCTTTTGATTTCTTGTCTGGAGCAGCAGATCAAGTTGCTTACACTTATCAAAAGCTCGGTGGGGATATCCTTGATATCGAGGTTACTTCAGGTTCTGTATATGCAAACTATGAAGAAGCCTGTCTAGAATATTCCTATATCGTAAATATGCATCAGGCGGTTAACAGTCTTGGCGATGTACTTGGCCAAGCCACTGCAAGCTTTGACCATAATGGTGTGATTAGGGGCGGTGATCCCTTGAGCGGTAGTCAGGTTGAGCTTAAATATCCAAAGTTTGATATTAGATATCCAAAGAGAGTTGGACCTGCTGTGGCACAAGCTGCTGGATTTGGCGGCACAAGACCGTACTACTCAGCATCAATCGCATTGGAAACAGGCATACAAGACTATGATCTACAGAACATTATTTCTAGTTCTGCTGCTGTTTCTGATTCCGGATATCCATATGCTCTAAAAGTAAATAACAATAGAGTTACTATTGAGAGAGTGTTCTACAAAACACCACAAGCTATGTGGAGATTCTTTGGTTACTATGGCGGGCTAAACGTCGTTGGTAATGGCTCCATTTATGGTTACGGTCAATATACCGATGATTCTACTTTTGAAGTCATTCCAGTGTGGCAAAACAAAATGCAAGCTATGGCTTATGAAGATCATCTATATACAAGACTATCACATTATTCATACGAAATTCATAATAATGTTCTAAGGCTCTACCCAGAACCAGATGCTAATTTGGTCCCTAACCTTTGGGTTGACTTTACTATTGATAATGACTCAAATTCTTGGGAAGACCAAGACAATCAAGAGACAGGGGTAAACGGTATCAACAATATGAATACGTTGCCTTTTACAAATATTCCTTATGAATCAATCAACTCTATCGGCAAGCAGTGGATTCGAAGATTCGCTTTGGCACTTACGAAAGAGACTTTAGGACAGATAAGAAGTAAGTTTAGTACAATTCCAATACCGGGAGAGTCAGTAAACTTAAACGGTTCAGATTTGATTTCACAAGGAAAAGATGAACAACAAAAGCTTAGAGAAGAGCTTAAGACAACACTTGCGGACATGACATATGCCAAGATTGCAGAACAGGAGGCTACACTCATGGAAAATGTCAACAAGACTAACAAGCTTATTCCTATGCTTATTTATCAAGGGTAGATAAATGTCTACGAATAATAAATGGACACAACCCTCTAATCCTCCTCCTCCGCTCTTTACTGGTAAAAAAGAAAGAGATCTTGTAAAGCAAGTTAATGATGAGCTTATTGAGAAAGTAATTGGTCAAACAATTGCTTATTATCCGATTGATATTAAGAGAACTAATTTTCATGATCTTTACGGAGAAGCTATCACGAAAACCTTTTTACCACCCATTAGAGTTATGGCTTTGATACAGCTAGTTGATTTTACGTCAGTTTATACCAACAATATTGGCGTAGATTTTAAATCAACCATCAAAGTACACTTTCACAAAAGAAGACTGACAGAAGATCAAGATCTCTATGTTAGAGAAGGAGACTTTGTGTTGTATGGTGACATCTTCTATGAGATTACCAATCTCAGTGAATCTAGATTGTTTGGACAGATTGATAATAAAATGGAAATAGCCGCTAACTGCATTGCAGCAAGGGAGGGAACGTTTAATGCCCAGTGACGAGACAATAGTTGGAGAAGATAATCCACTTGTTCAGGACATTAAATTTATGCCCTCTACAATTGAAACTATCGATGTTGCTTTGTATAATTGGATTAACGAAGAGGTCAATCCATATGTAACAACCAATAAAGGCTGGGAGAAAGTTAAGATTCGCTGGGTTAGTGGTGAAAGAAGTTGGCAATTCAAGGCAGATCGGGATATAAGAGATTCAAACGGAAGATTGATCTTGCCGATAATAACAATTAAAAGAACAGATATGCGTAAAGACCCTAACATGAAAGGCGTCGCATGGGCACACATTCCTAATGCTCCTGACGAAAAGGGCGGCGCTCGTAGCTTGGTTGTTGGGCGAGTAATCAATCAAAAGAAAACTTCTGAGTTTGCAAATGCCACTTCGCAGAGGCTCTATAATAAAAACACTTTCCCATTCAATAACAGAAAGATTGTCTATCAGACAAAGACCTTTTCTATTCCGGTCTATGTCACAATGACTTACGATATTTCTTTCAGAACTGAATATATTCAGCAGATGAATGAGGTTGTAACACCTTTCTTAACGACCACCGGTCAGATCAATAACTTCTTTATTAATAACGATGGTCATAGATTTGAGGGCTTTATCCAAGGCGACTTATCAGATAACAGTAATGCTTCAAATCTTTCCGAGGAAGAAAGATATTACGATAAAACATTAAGTGTTAAAGTTCTTGGCTACCTAATCGGTAAAGACAAGAACGATGAAAGACCTCGTGTTTCTATCAGAGAGAACGCAGTCGAAGTTAAAATACCCAGAGAACACGTCATCATGGGTGATATTAACGAATACATAAAGAAGGGTTTTTATAGATCCTAATGTGAGTTTAGATATTTAATATACTATTTACTTACGAAACTCGGAAAACTTTGTTTATTCCACAGGAGACTATAGATAATGTCAGATGTAAGAAAGTTCAAATTTATTTCACCCGGAATCTTCTTGAGGGAGATTGACAATTCACAGCTTCCAGCTGTTGCAGAAGAAGTTGGCCCAGTGCTAATCGGTCGAGCACTTAAGGGACCAGCCAACAGACCTTATAAGGTTAGCTCTTTTAGTGAATTTGTCGATGTTTTTGGCGACCCAGTTGCTGGCGGCGCTGGCGGTGACTATTTCCGAGAAGGAAATATTGCTGGTCCTACTTATGCTGTTTACGCTGCTCAGGCTTATCTAGATGCCCAAGTTGGTCCAGTTACATTTGTTCGTACCCTTGGTGAAGGTCATCCTGACGCAGACACAACCGGTCTCGCTGGCTGGGATACTGACAGAGAGTTTTCCGGCGATCAGGATTTTGACGTCAGAATGCAAGCTGGTGGTGCTTACGGTCTCTTTGTTATGCAGTCTGGCTCCGGAAATGGTAATTTACAACAAGCGACCATGACTGGATCACTCGCTGCAATATTCTACTGTAACTCAGGCTCTTCAGTCTTGTTATCAGGTAATGTTCGTCCAACCAGCAACACTGCCGCTCCATTCCCTGCCTCAGGG